TTCCTTGACTCCACCGTTGAATAGTTTTGTAAACGTCTGGGCCGATAACCATCATTGGGGCAGACGGCTTTGCTATGCGTGACATGTCGTTTAGGAAGTTGGGAACTTCAAACCAGTCGATGTGTTCTAAAACGTGACCCATGAAAATTGCATCAAAAGTATTGTCGTCGAATGGGTACGGTGCCCCGGGCTCAACCCTGAAGTCGGGCTTAGTTGTGTCGCTTTCCCATACGTCGGTGTTGACCCACCCCTCGGCGTAGTGGGTGCCGCATCCAGCATTCAACAGCATCATCGGGCAGGGTCCAGACCGATGTCTTTCACTGAACGGTTCCCGTCGTCGACGGGGAACGCCCAGCCGCCGCCGTGCTGGTAGGGGGCGGGCATGTCCGAGCGGTGGTGGATGCCGGAGTAGTGGGCGATGAGCGCCCGGCGTTCCAACGTGGGGTCGTTAGGGGGCGAACCACGATGAAGGATTCGGCCGTGCCACAACAGCACGTCGCCGCGTGACGGCAGGTAGGTTACGGGAGCGACCCCTCGTTCCTCAATGAGTGCCTCGAACAACGGGGTAAGGACCCGCTCGGAGTGGGTGGGCCACAGGTGGTTGCGTTCCTCGGGAGTAAGGGCGGCAAGGATCTTTTCTCGGGTGACCTGCGGCCAGCGGTGCGAGCCGGGCACGTACTGGAACGGCCCAGAGTCCGGATGAATGTCGCCCAAAGCAATCCACGCAGCAATGTAGGCATCGCCGACGTGCGCAGGGTTGAGGTAAGAGTCCTGATGCCAGTTTCGGGTCGTGGACCGCCACCCCGTAAGGTTGAGGTGCACGCCAACCGGCTCTCCGACAAGGCCACTCATAACCTCGTGAAGCGGGCCATGCGACAAAATGTCGGCAAGGGCAGAAACATTTCGGTACGGGGTGCAGTAGTCCCACCCCATGGGCCTATCGGCGTTGTGCTCTAGCCACGCCTGCTCGTAAGCGGCCATGCATTCCTCGGGAAGAAAATCCTTAAGGATTACAACCCCCTCGTCGTTCCAGTCGTTTCCATTCGGATCGTAAGGAACGGTCAAATCGCTCAATTGCATGCTTTCATTCTATGCCCGATTTTTGTCCCCAACGGCAAAGACGCCGGAAGTAGTCGGCTGCGGGCAACGCAAAGAGTTCGGGTTGCCCCTCAAGTACAACTTAAGTTTCGCGACTCACCGGTACGCCGGCAGCAAGCACCGTCCGAAACCCATGTTGCTTTACAAGAGCAAGCAATTCGTCAACGCCATAGCAAACCTGATGCGCCTCATGGACGGGAGAAACTGTCCCCCACAAGGAACACCGCAAAAGAAACGCCCAACTGGGAATCCCGCCTCGGCGCTGTGCCGCCACTACGTCCTTAACGGAAAAGTCGGGGACCTGACCATCGGCGACCTGCCGCTTCCAGTTCAAGCCGACAACTCCGACTTCTGGCCGCTCAACGAAGATTTGCGCAGCGGACGCCAAGCCCCCGAAAGGCAACCGTATGCCGTCATCGAGGAAAGCAATGACGTCATACCCTGCTTCCGCAGACCGCCGCCACCCTTCGTTCAACGTCTGACAAAACGGCCACTTTCGGGCGTCGACCACGTTGACAAACCCGCCAAGCACACCTCGGCCCTTCGCTGTGGAGTGCCCACGGTCAAAGACGTAGGTGTCGTGCCCCAGCCCTTCTGCCCAAAGGTGATCGCCGAGCGCTTGCAGTCCGCGCCAGTTCGATAAGGTCGGGATAGCGACTGCTAGACGCATGTCAAGTTTCTTAACGGACTGGACAGGCGCCAGTGGCGCAGGAAGGGTCATCAAGAAGATTGTCGTCCGTGGTACTCCCGAGCGGAACAGCGAAGTTGATCTTCGCGGACATGGCACGGTAAGTCGTTTCGTCAATCTCCTCGTAAGGGGCGAGCGGGAAATTGTGGTCGCTGTGAAGTAAAAACGAAACGCTTTTCACGCCGGTGTCATAGTTCTTTTCCAGCCAAGCCTTAATGTCAGGAAGTTCTTCAGTGCGGTAGTAGACGGTGACGCTTACGGCGTTATCCGCCCACTCGGTCTGCATCCTTTTGACCCATTCCAGTTGCTCCACCGCCGTCATATCCTTGGCAAGAATCGCCCCTTCCGGCGATTCGGCGGGAAACTCGACAACCCACTTCGTATGGTCCTCGCGCCCGTCAAGACCCATGTCAGGCACGACGTTGTAGCCACGAGCCCTGCATGCGTCCACCAGCGGGTCGGCGGCTCCGAACCGGACCCGACGAATGTAGTAGCGGGCGTAGGCAGGGTGGATGCCGGGAGTGACGCCGGGCAGCAAAGACAAGGTGCCGGACGGCTGCACGGTGGTAAGGCGCACGGACGCAGGAATGCTGTGCTTTGACGAATACTTCACGTCAAAGTCGCGAAGTGCCTCGTACCCCTTACTAAGCCACCCCAACTGCTCGGGAGTTGCTTGCAGCACACCGGTGATGGACTGGCCGAGGCGACGGTTCTTCGCAACAATACGATTCGTCTTGGGGTACGGATACTTGAGACCGGTAATCGCCTTTTGGCAGAGATAAAGCAGCCGAGAAATTTCGGCGAACTGCTTGTAGGACTCAACGTTTGGAAGAAAAATGGTGGCAAGGTTGCATGACTCGCCGTCTGCAAGACCGATTTCGGCGCACGGGTTAAATCCTTCGACCGTGCGGTCCGCTTTCTTTTCCCCGAGTCGGCCCACTGTTCGCGCCAACCGACGGTTCAGCAGTCCGTACGGCTCGCCCGAACCGTCGTAACCTTTCCACAATTCATCGGGAATCTCATTGTACCCATCAGCATAAATAGAGTTATTTGAGTTGGCCCGCCAGCCGGGGATACTGCCGGTGCCCCAGTTCTTGGCTCGCAAGAACAGCACATCATCTGGATCGCCAATAGCAATTTGAGCAGATCGACGGCTGGAGCCGGACACGACAATTCGCCCAATGATGTTGGCAATATCAAGAATGTCCACACTCCGCAATTTCTTGCCGACACGGTTTTCCATAACCCGACAAATGTCCGCCACCCCATCAATAAGGGCTCCGGGGCCAGAAGCCGTACCCCCGAAAGTTTTCAAAGGGGCGCCAAATTCGCGTACAAGAAGAGTCGAGTAAGTAAATGATTTTCCTGTGTACAGGTAGGACTTGAGCACAGCGTGAAGAAGCCTTTTCCAGCCTTCTCGCGAGTCCGGCACAATAATGTCGGCATCGCTGGTGCGTTCGTGCGTGATGGTCACCCCAAACCGGACTTTGGGGAACTCGTAAACCTTGGCCCTTTCCACGGAAAAGCCAACTCCCCCGCCGAGCATAAGGTGGTCAAACAGAAACTCAAGGTCTTCAATTGTCTCAATGTTCGTGTAGTAGCAGTTATTGAGGCTGGCGCCGTTGAACTGATCGACAAGAGGGGTTCCCAACTGCCACAAAGCGCGCCCCGAGAAGGAGCAGCGGAGATGGAACATGTGGTCAAACAGGGTCTCGGCTTCGGCGTCGGTATAGGGGGCGCCGATGGCGATGGCACCGTTGATGACACGCTGCAGGGTTTCGGGCCACGTTTCGTTGCGGTCCGTGCCGTCAACTTTGCGAGAATAGGTGCGGAGGTAAACGACCTCCCCCAGCCCACCAAAACCCCACGGGGCCTGCTTTGCGTAGTAAGAATCAACAAACTCCTGTGACAGCACGTCATCCTCTTTCCAAATGTGAAACTTATTGGTGGAACTACTAAAGTACACCAAGTGCAAATTTAAGAATTGTTTAGAGAAGTCCCAATTCTTTGGCTCGGTCAATCGAAATCGCCGTGCCTTTAGCCGCCGCTAAAACCCGAGCGGTTGTGAACGGAGAAATTGCCCGTTCCTCGTATACGTTCTCCTGAACGATAAACACATCCTCGCGCTGAAGGGACGGAAAAACTTCGGCGCCAACAACACGCACGTGCTCGCTGATTTCGCCGGCACAGTCGCCGGTAGGGTGACCGCAGACCATGCAGGGTCCGTTCCTAGCCCTAAGCAGCCGAACTTCGCCGCCTAAGATCCGTTCGTCACGCTCGCTCCTGCCCTCCACCCCGTCACCATACATCGGGGTGAGGAGGGTGGGGCGCATGATTGAAGCCTGCGAACACGGAGTGTAGGGTTATCCGCATGGAAGCCATGGACATCTTGCTTGTGGGACTAATCGGAGTAGCCGGCATTGCAATTTTTTTGGTAGTGGCGCTGCTAATCCCACACGACGACATCGGCGAAGATTGAATTTTGTCGAGAACTCTTGAACGAAAAGGAAAAAGCCAAAATGGCCCTATGGCAGCCCCCCCAAAAATTTGTTAGTTGCCCCACGACGATCGACGCCATGCAGTACACCGCCGAAACATGCGCTGCAATCCACTTTTGGATGGGCGAACCACACCTTCAGTTTGACGATGAGGAGCACATGCTTTGCGAAACCGGCATTTTGCTTAACGCCAACGAAGTGGCAAATATTGGGGACTGGGTCTGTCGCGATGTAAACGGATTTTACTCTTTGCCCGATGACCAGTTCCGTCGGGCCTACACTCCGGTACGGCATCGGTTCGCGTTTCGCCGGTGGATGGTGACTGCCATGGCAGGGCAACCGAGCGGTCGACTTGTTGCAAGCGCCCCCGTCAGCCGTCACCTCACGCTTCGTTCCGCCCGCCGAGCCGTTGCCCGTTATGCCGCACTCGAGAACCCCAATCCAAAAGTGACCTTGACATACCGTGTGCATCATGCGACCGAGGTATTTGCGTGACCGCACTCGTTAGGCTTACCCGACCATTAGAAATTCCGGTGGCTCCGCTGCTCGGCATTGCAGCCGAACGGGCAGCCGAATGGCCGGAGTACCGGCGCTCAATGCGGAAACGGGCGGCGAATGAGGTGGGGGCTTTGGGCGAAGTCGTTGCGCTTGCTTACCTTGCAAGCCTTTCGGCAACAGTCACCGAAGCAGGGGAAATTGGCCACGACCTCATTGTGAACGGGAAGACCGTAGACGTCAAAACCAAAGAACGGACGGTTGCGCCCTTACCCCATTACGAATGCTCGGTCCCCGAGTATCTTGACGGGGTCCAGACCCCTGACGTGTACCTGTTTGTCTCACTGTTGTCCAACGGCAAGGTTGGGATGGATCGCTTTGAGCGAGCGTGGGTGTTGGGCACTTTGCCGCACACGCAGTTTCATGCTCAAGCAACGCACTGGACGACCGACATGGTGGATCGCCGCAATAACTGGCGCGCCACCATTCCAGTCCGCAACGTCCCCATTTCGGCGCTGCACGGGCCTGTCGTTCCACAAGGGGCGCCATGCTCATAAATTGCCATGCCGCCAACATTCCGCTAGTGGATCGCAGCGTACAAACCATTGTCACATCTCCCCCTTATTTCGGTCTAAGGGCCTACGGGGACGACCCTCAAGAAATTGGGCGTGGCGACATCGATACGTACCTTGAGGACATGGCCGCCTGCGCCACCGAATGGTGGCGACTCCTTGACGACGGCGGGGTGTTGTGGCTCAACCTTGGCGACACCGCTAGTGGCTCAGGAGGGGCCGGCGGCGACTACAACCGAGGAGGCAGCAAGGACGGCAAACCGCGATGGCGGCAAGGAGCGTCAGGGCGGGCACCCATGCAGTGGCTTAATCTGCCCCACAGAATCGTAGAGGTATTCGTTGAGCGTGACTGGCTTTACCGGTCCTGCGTAACGTGGAACAAGGGTCGGCTGCGGCCCGAGGACTTGCGTCACGCCCGCCGCCCGGGGGTTTCCAGTGAGTTTATTTTTATGCTTGCCAAGACACGCAATCACCGTTTTTTCCCTGACCGGCTAGTCGAGCGTGGCAATGTCTGGCATTTCCCTCCTGCGCAAGGAAGGAACCATTTGGCGCCCTTCCCGTACGAACTGCCCAACCGGTGCATTCCGCTGACTAGCAATGTGGGGGACATCGTGCTTGATCCGTTCGTTGGGTCAGGAACCACGGTCGAGGTCGCCGAAAGTCTCGATCGGTTTGGTATCGGTTGCGACCTGTACGATTGGGATCGGGCTTGACACGGGCAAGCCAAGACCGTAGAATCGCATTCAGCAAGTTGAGGCGGCAGTCCCCAATTATTTAGATTTACAACTTTTGGGTACGTCCTAGTATGGGGTGTTCACTCCATAATACCCTCTCCGCTTGTATGGCTAATACCTACTAAAAAAAGGAAACCAATATGCAAAAAACACCTACATCCCTAACCGAAACCTACGAAGTGGACACGATCGACGGTGGCACCACCATCGTGCCAACCGTGGTCAACTTGCGAGAAGCACGCATCCTTGCCCGCGAGTTCCCTGCGGTAATCACCGCCGGCCCCACCCGCAAAGAAGCAAACTTCGGCCACCCCAATCACCTCATCCGAACCTTTGACGACGTAACCCACAAGTCGTCTTATTCGCCAACCGCTTCAGCGGCTTTGCAACTTGTAGAATTTGGGGCCAAGCAAACCGGACCGTTGCTCATCCACTGCCACGCAGGAATGAGCCGATCCACGGCCACAGCCATTGGCGTACTGCTGGCTCGCGGCGTTGACGCCATCGAGGCTTTAGAAACCCTGTCAGAAATTCACCCAATCGGTAGAGCGTTCATCCCCAACCCCCTCATCCTTGGATTCATTGGTGAGCGGTACGGGGTGCCGAACCTCCCGAAACTGGCCGAAAACTACGAATACGACGGACCCTTCTACGGGGACTACCTATGAAAAAGTGCACGCACACCCGACGCGTCCTGCGAACCGACAAATACGGCCGGTACTGGGAGTGTCGGGCGTGCGGACACACCCAAGACTACCGGACACCACGAAAGCCCTCCAATGGACAAATCTAACCGCAACACTATGAACAAACCCAAAATCCCCGGCAGCACACAAACAGCAATCACAATCATCAACGACCTCATCAAACGCATCCCCAACCACCCCGCACAAACCCACTGCAAAACCGCCCTCAAACACCTCGCCCAACACGACACCACAACACCCCCCAACCAAAGCCTCGCCAACCTACAAAAAACCAAAAACCCGGCCTACCACGCCTACGCAGCAGCCATATACACCCGACGCCTCCCCAACACCACACCAACCCAAACCGCCAACCAAACCGCCGCAGAAAAACACCTACTCACCGCCGCACTCCTCCTCACCCCACAACACACCCCCCCCAAAGAAATCTAACCAAAAACACACAACAACGGCCCACACAGGCCCTCCCCCCCGCTTCGGCCTGTTGGGCAAAAGTCCCGCTGTGCGTGTTGTGATGGTTGCGTGTGTGGGGCGTTGTGTTTGTTGGGTGTTGGGCGTGTTTTGTTTGCTGCTTCGTTTGCTTTTTGTTTGTGTTGGTGGGGGTTGTTGGGGGGGGTGGGTGGTTTATTGGTCTGCCTCTAGGTCGTACTGGATGTGGAATCCCCAGCGGCTGACTTCTTCTGCGGTGGCGTCCCGCCATTTGTCGTTGGGGGTTTGGTTGTGCAGGTCGCGGAGCAGGATTTCTGTCATTGATGTTAGGAACTGGTTGCTTGTGGGGAAGATTGGGTCGTAGTGCAATGGCTTGTCCCATTTGACTTGTCGTCCGATTTCGTAGTGGTAGGGGAGAGCGGAAAGGTAGATGTTGCCTGCTTCGATGTGCGTGATTGTCAAGCATTCTCGCACTTCGTGGTTGGTGACGAACTGTGCGGCTAGAGGGACGTCGGGGTCTATGGCGTCGGGGTCGGTGGCGCAGAATCCTTCTGTCACGAAAGTGAAGGAGGTGGCGTCAAAGCCTTGACGACAGGCGGCTGCCGCTTGCAGTGTGCGGGTGAGGCGTTCGCCGGGTTCTTCGTCCCGCATGGTTGCTTCGAGTTGGCATACGGCGGTGAGGAGTGCTTCTCGCCACACCATTAGCGAGAATGGCAAGTCTTCGCCGATGCCCTCTTCGGTGACCATCTCTTGTTTGGCGACTCGTGTCGCTCCTGCCACTAAAGCGATCTTTTCTGTTGGGGTGCCGTAGGGGTCCACGGGTGAAACGCTAGACCGAAATAGTGGTCGCCTGTGGCGTCCACGGCTGCTAACGTTTGCGGTTGTTGGGTATTGTTTGCTTGTAAAAGGCTGCGGAATGCTTGGTTGCCAGATTTTGAGGATGTGTTGGCGATGACGGTGACGTTGCGGCACGGCGACTGCTTGGACGTGTTGGCGTCAATGCCTGACGCCAGCGTGGATGCCATCGTCACGGACCCGCCGTATGAACTCGGGTTCATGGGTAAGGCGTGGGACGGTTCGGGCATCGCCTACAACGTCAACCTGTGGACCGAGGCGCTTCGGGTGTTGAAGCCGGGCGGGCATCTACTGGCCTTCGGTGGGACACGCACGTATCACCGCATGGCGGTCGCCATTGAGGACGCCGGGTTTGAGATTCGCGACAGCCTGCATTGGTTGTACGGGTCGGGGTTTCCGAAGTCGTTGGACGTGAGCAAGGCGATTGACAAGGCAGCGGGTGCCAAGCGTGAAGTGGTGGGCACCAAGACCTACGTCAACGGTGGCGGAACGTCTTACGAACTGCGGATGGGGGAACGGGTTGAGGTTGAGGCTGACATCACCGCCCCTGCCACTGACGCCGCCCGCCAGTGGTCAGGCTGGGGCACCGCCCTAAAACCCGCCCACGAACCCATCGTCGTCGCCCGCAAACCCCTAACCGGCACCGTCGCCGCCAACGTGTTGGCCCACAGCACCGGGGCACTCAACATCGACGGGTGTCGGGTAGCGCATCGCTCCGACGCTGACCGTGCAAGCGCCACGCCGCAAGGGCGGGTGACAAGCAACAAGGCGGCGGGCGCAGCGCCTGACGTTGATGACGCTGGGCGAGTTGAGGTTGAGCGCCCCGACACCAGCGGAGGGAGATGGCCCGCCAACCTTGTGTTCACCCACGCCGCCGACTGCTGTCAGGTGGGCACCACCGACGTGAAAGCGTCCGGGTATTACCCAGCCCAGCGTGGTGCGGGTGTGGCAACCGGTTTTGGTGCCGGTCAGCCGGACCCGACTGGCAACCGACCGTCCGGAAATGGCGACGGCACCGAGACTGTCGCCGTGTGGCGGTGCGCCGACGGTTGCCCGGTGGCGGAACTGGACGGGCAGAGTGGGGTCAGTAAGAGCGGAACAGGCGTGACCGTTTCCAGCCCGACCGCCCTTGGACAAAACAACGGCTGGAACAAACACAACAACAGGCCGGTGGAGTTTCAGAACTATGCCGACACTGGCGGCGCTTCCCGCTTCTTCACCGTCACCGAATGGGACCCTATCGCTGACGTGGCCCCGTTCCGGTATGTCGCCAAGCCGTCTAAGCGGGAACGCAACGCCGGACTGGACGGGCTGCCGGGGAAGCGAGAGGCCGACCGAGCAAAGGCTGACGGTGTTGGTGGCGACAATCCGCGCAACCGGAGCAACGCAGCCAAGGTCAATCATCACCCCACCGTGAAGCCTGTCGCCTTGATGCGCTGGCTAGTCCGCCTGGTCACCCCGCCCGGCGGCACCGTCCTCGACCCGTTCGCCGGGTCCGGCACGACACTCATCGCCGCCACGCTCGAAGGGTTCGACGCCATCGGTATCGAGATGACCGACGACTACCTGCCGATCATTGAGGGGCGGGTGGCGTGGGCTGAACAACAGGCCGACAAGATGACCCCAACCCTGTTCGACGACGCTGGGCAAGGGGTCAGGGTCACGTCGCTTGCGGGGGCTAGCATTGACCCCACTGGTGACGCCACGCCGGGCCAAGGGCAGGTGTGAGCGTGCAGTACGTCGAAATCGGTGAACTCAAGGCGATGCTGCGCATC